TGCTTTTTGACGGTTACGAATCATTGCAAGAATGTCTTGCGCTCTTGCACTTGCATCGGTCCCTGCAGTCGCTGATGTAGCTTTCTCCGCCACAGGAGCGTCTTCAGCAACTTTAACTGCGGGTGCTGACGCCGCACTCTCAAAAGGGACATCGTCTTCGTCCGGAGTTGATGCTACAGGTGCTTTTGCTGTGGTGTTACCAGTTGCCTGTCCACTGCCGCCCATTCCTGCTGGCTTGAAGTATTGACCCCAACGTTCTAAATCATATGCTTCACCGTCGACTGACGCTTCAAACATTTCTTTCATTACCTTGAGCTCAACATCGCCTGGCTTCTTGGGTAAGAAGTCTTTCAAGCTGAACAAACCGTGTTGTTCCACTGCGGCCTTTTCTTCATCACTTAATGCACGTTCACGACGAGCATACTTTGATGTTGAGTAGTCTGCATATCCGCCTTTGCTAGTTTTAGCAATACGGAAATCTACGCCACGTACATAGTCTGTTGGCAAGTCTTCCATATCTGGATCCATTAGAGCGGCCTTAACAATGTTAAAGATCTGGCTACCAATGATGAATCGACGGATTGGATTCTCTGGAGTCTTGTCTTCTTTTAGAGGATTATCCAATACAAATCCTTGGAACAAGTAACTACGCTTTTTCCAATACTTACGACCCATAGCTTCTAGGCTAGGATCTTTAAACCAAGGACGAACCTCAGTAAGAATTGGACATGTCTCGCCCCACATTTCCATACAAGGAACTTGTACAGTAACAGGCTTAGAGCTTGTTTCGCCCTTAATACCTGCAAATGGCAATTTAATCATTGCACGTTCAATCCAGAAGAAAGTATTGTCGCCGTTGCCGTCTGGCAAGAAACGAACAGTTACTTCACTGTTTTCTTGAATGTTCCAATGGGGATAAATTGCGTTGTCGCCAGTACCAGCGGATTGCCCGCCTTGGCGTGATTGTGCTTCTTGAAGTTTCGCACGGATTTCTGCTAAAGATGCCATAATGATTTCTCCTTAATAAAATTTAAATTATGCCTTTATTTGCCTCTCTTTTAAAGCCTACTGACTATAAAAGAAAAAGTGCATACGTGTTATTGTACGCACTTTTATTTATCATGTCAAGAGAAAAGGCAGAATATTTCTGCCTTTTTAATCTCTGTTAACAGAGTGGTTTTGCCTATTTGTCTTTGTACTTGTTGAATTTGGCACGTACTGGTTCTAAGTCCTTGCCTTCTGCTTCTGCGTCACGTAAGGCCTGCATACCTTTTTTACCATATTTCATTATGCCTTTGGCCGCACGACTCATAGTTTTCTTTTCGGCTTCACTTAATGGAGGTAATCCACTTAGTCTGCGCATTGATTCCATTTGTTGGCGGTTTTCAAAATCACGCTTAACTTCTTCTTTCTTAATTTGAAGTAACTCATATGCAAGGTCACCTGCCTTTTGGCCAAAGCGTTTGGTTGTTTCAATCTTAATAGCTTCGTCTCCACGGGGAACAGTTCCGACCAAATCTGGATCATCACCACGATTGATACTGGTCATAACTATTCGAGCAATTTCAGTCATTGCGTCTTTTGGTAATTTTCCCTGATCCATTTCTTCCATTTCAACGCCGCCAGTGTCAACACCTGGCTTGATTGAGCCACCTTTGGCTTGTGAGCGCAATCTATTTAGGAAAGAATCATCATCGTCTTCTTCATCCCCACTTTGTGACACATTACCCATTCCGTCATCCGGTGGAGCAACGCGATGTTTAGCCATTGGGTCTTCGCCGCCTGCAGACATAAACATGCTTTTGGCAACTCTCATAGCTACTTCGTCATTAAACTTGGGAAAGTACATGCCAATCTCTGCGGCAATTTCTGCCGGGTCTTCGATCTCACCTTTCGCTAGCCTATCTTCGATGCTTGCTTTCCAGTCTTGATAGCTAGTTGGCTCTAGAGAATAACCACCTTCCTTAACATCTCGTCCGCTGTTTCTAGCTAATGTCTTAGGATGACTGATATTCTTTTCAGCTTCTGCATCTAATTCTTGTTTAGTTAAAGGCTTTTCGCCCTTGTCTTTACGGAATTGGGCAGGAATAGTACTTCTGTCAGGTCCGTCTGCAATTTCGTCTGCCCACTCTTCAAATGCATCAAAACTTTCTTTTTTAATGTCTTCTTTGCTGTGTATAGGACACTCGTCTTGTCCGCCTTCAAAGGTGCAAGTACACTCTTCTTTATCTTCGCCGACATAGTCTTCTAGATCAACTGTACTTGTTTCTTGCATTACTTTGTATAGTAGTGGAAAGTATTGTGTTAGGTCTTCTTTGTAACTGCTTACTGTAAATTTAGATTTGTAATCTTCAATAGTAGCCGCATCAATTTCAGTCATCTCTGCAATAGCTTCGTCTAAACTTTCACGCCATGCTTCATAATGTGATTGTTTAGCGATATGTTCAATAGTGGCACGTAAGTCACTTAATTTAGAACCAACACGGTCAACAATGCCACGTGCTTCATTAGTCAGGCTTTCAATATTGCCCACTTGACGTTTAAATGTACTTAACTGTTTGATCTGTTCGCTCATCTGCATAATAGATGCGCCTGCTGGATCAAATGGTGTTCCGCCGTTAGATACGTGACGTTGCATTGCCTTTGCGCCTGCAAGGTGAGCGTATGGATATTTGAAACGTTCGCCGGCTTCATTTTGAATAAAGACTGCTTTGATATTATTTGGACGACTACGAGCTCCACGGTCTTCGCCAACCTTAGCATTGTGACGAATGATTAATAAAGTCTTTTCTAGTGGTCGATAGCTACTCTTTGAACTACCATACATTGTTGATTCGGTTGTCATATTTGATTCCTGTGGAACGGTTGATTGTGCTGATGCTTGTTGTGCGGCCTGCTGTGTTGCAAGATACGCAAAATCATTTTTGTCTAGATTACCCTTGCTAATATCACGAGTGTCAAATCTTAACATCCTACGTTTAGCAAATTGGCGCATTTCTTTTAAAAAGTCAAACCAGAATTTCTGTATACTAGAATTAGTATCTTCTACAATTCCTTGGCTATAATAAACTTTTAGGCTTCCTAGCTCGTTTATACTGATACTTACTCTTCCTAAGTTGTCACCTTCAACGACAAAATCAAAATCAAAAAAACGAGCTTCTTGCGGTACTACAGTAACGGCGCCTGCTTCGCTACCCATTTGAAGGTTAGAAAAGCGGCTACGGACTTTGTCAAAAAGATCTTGGGAAATAAGTTCAATAGCATTCATAATGTGTATTTATTAAAAACTACTGACGTATATGGGTAACGGAAGCTCCATTTCCTCATTTACGTAGTCGTGCATAGTGTCGTAGATCGTCGGATCCCACTCTTGTAATTGCATAATCATGCGTATTGCAACCAGCATAGCAGACACTAAATCGTCCGGTTCTTCGTTTTTACCTCTAAAACTAGTGCCGTGAGCAATAAATGTTTTTAACTGACTAATAAAACTCTGGCTCTTAATCGTGCATTTTCTAGTTTCTATTAGATGTTTTAATTTGGCACATGTTGCTACTTTAGCTTTTTCCGTAGTATTATAGCCCTTGCGATAGCGCCTAGCATGTCCTTTTTTAATGGGCTCGCTTAGGAACATTCCCGGAAACGTTTCTTCCCCTAGTTCTCCTATAGCAACTAAGGCGGCCTCTCCAACAGTATTATTCTCAACAGAATAATATATGCTAGCCGACGCTCCCTTTTCTTGACATGCCTCTTCGATGTATCTACATATATCTCGCATGATTTTTACTTGACTTTGAATAGGAGTTAAATTATGGTGCCATTCGCCTACTTGTATCATCGTAGGTATTTCAACAACTTCAATGGCCGCATAATTGCCACCAGTACCTAAACTAGGATCAAGGGCAATAACATAGGTACATTTTGGTTCGATCTTTTTATACCATCGTGCCTGCCCCATTTTAACTATAGGATCTGAACCCTCCATTTGCGTCATAAAAATTGAACTAATTAGGGTTTCATCGTAGACTAGAAATTCGCAACCGTATTCTCGGCGGAAGCGTTCTTCGCCGATACGCCCCATTTCGACTTGTTTCCATTCTTCGTCTCGATCCGGATGCTCCCACCAGTTTGATTTATAGCCAAAGAATCCATTAACTCCTAGTCCGTCTTCTTTGACGTTACCGAACTCGTCTTCTATTTTAATTGCACCAAACCAAATTTCTGCAAATTGATCTTCGTCTGAGTTAGGAGTTGAAGTAATAATCGCCTTACCACCAGTTGCTAGTGTTGGGGATATCGAAGTCCAAAACTCTTTAGCAATATTAGGCGGAACAAATGCAAACTCGTCGCAGTATAATAATGATATAGACATACCACGACCAGTGTTTTCAGTTGTTGTTTGTGCCACGATACGTGAACCGTTGTCAAATTCAATTGACTGTTTGTTATAACTTGTAACACCGCAACGAATATGATCAGGGCATAATTCGTATGCGTAGCGAATACGTTGCATAATTTCTTGTGCGCCTGTGTATTTGTGAGCCGCAATAAGAATCGTTTGATCTGGCTTGAACATTGCATACCATAATAGATATCCTACGGCAGTAGTTGTCTTGCCGCTTTGTCGAGGAAGCATGTTTACGTTGAAACGATAGTTGTGTAAACTATCAACTAAGTTTTCTTGATATCCGTATGCCTCGTACTGTATCTGTCCTCTGGTCGGATGTTGTATTGCAAAAAACTTTTTTAAAAAATATTTGTGACCAGCATCAGGATCTGCACAGGCTACAATATCTTGTATATCCTGTTCTGTAAATTTTTGCGTCTTGTTTGCGCTCTTAATTAAGCCACTGTTATTTGGTAAACTCATAATGTTATTTACGAAAAAAATAGGCTCCGAAGAGCCTATTTGTGAGTCCAATTTGTTTTACTGAGCCTTATATACTTCGTATTGTTTCATTAAATCTGTTGTAATAGATGATAAAGATTGCTCTGTTGTATTTTCTTGTACTGTTGATTCTGCTGTCATTGGGTTTGAGCCACTGTTTGGAGGAGTATATTCAAAACTACGAATTTTGTTTAATACGCTAGCGAAATCGTTTAAAGGATCTGTGCTTCTTGTTTTTTCTTGTGGACTATTGTCAAACTGCCGTAAACTTTCTAAGCCTAAATCTTGTTTGTCTTTGCCTGCTAATTGCTGTGCCATGTCTTGTACTTGGTCTGCCATATCGCTAATGTCGCCGCCGGCAGGTCCAGCAGTACCCATTTCTGCACCCATGTCACCTGTATCGGCAATTTCGTCATTGCCGATATCGTCCATTCCACCTAAAGAAGATTCTTCGTCTTCGACTTGATCGATTGCGTTTAATGCAGATCGAATATCGTCCTTGCCGCCCATCGGAGGCTCGCCAGTTAATGGTCGACTTGGTTCATTGTGACCCATTGGACCGTCGATTGGACCGTCTTTTTTAACACCGGCTAGTGTCATAATTTGTGTCAGCATGTTTGCAACTTCGTCGCCGCTTGCGGCAGAAGCATTAATGCTAAAGCTAGCAGGAGTATTGTTTGCCATGCCCATTGAAGGAGTCATTGACATCCCCATTGGACCACCGCATTCTCCCATCGCTGACTCAGTTATCACAGCAACATTTGCGTCTTGAACCATTTTGGTAGATTCTTTAATGCCACCATTGGCGTCATCTAATTCAGCCAATCTTTTAATTACGTCGATCATTTGCATTTTAGTTTTTCCTTGGAACTATAGGGCTTGTGTTATTCTGCGCCACATCGTTGGTAGTTTTGCCGCTGTCGCCAGCTGGAATAACTTCGCCCCTTTCTTTACGATTGGCCTTTAAATTATCGTTTAATGCTTTTACAAAGCTAGTATTGTATTCTGTACCATAATATTTTGTACTGTCAACTGCTGGTACTTCTTTATAATCTGGATCATTTAATAATGCGCCTTCACGCTTTTCTAATGGTTGCTGATATGCTTCGGAAGGTTCATTGGGATTACGTACTACAACATGATCTGTGCCTAACTGACATGATGCTGTGATGTATTCACGTAATTCAAAACTAGTAGTAGGGTATTCTAAACTAACTTCGTACACGCTCACTTCACAATTTTTTACTCTTGGGAAATCTAAGGGAAGTGCCTGAGTTGGTGTTGTTGATACTTTTTTAAATCCTGACACAGAATATTTTTCTAACCCTTGACGAAGTATGCCTTCGTTTTCAGAGGAAAAGTCCCCTGCGATTTTAATTTTAAAATCGTAAGTCTTTTTTGATTCTGCCAGGTATTCTTTAAATGTTTTCATAGTTAATTCCTACCCTTTATTTATCCATGTTTTTAAGTTTTGCCAGGAGACTATTTCGGTCAGAAATCACGTATCCTTCGCCTGCTACGACTCCGTTGTCGCCGCCGGGATTATCTTTTTTATCTATTGCTAGCTTCTTGAGCTGTAGTTCAACCATTTTGAGTTTTTTATCAATTTTAGCTGATTTAGCCTCTACTGCTGTTTTTAACATATTACCCGCAACTTCAAACATACGCGAACCATATCTTGCTTCTACTTGCATACCTAGGTCCATTAAATCATCATATGCTTGTTCTGCTTTAGTAGCAAGCGCATCTAATTCTGAGTCGCTTATATGCCCGAGTCCCTCTACTTTTGGAAGAGCGGCTGAAATTTTATCAAACTCTTCTAAGTTCTGTTGTAAACTTATATGTGTTTCAACTTGGGTAACAGTTGGCTTTTCTAAAGGAGCATCTTCAGCAGGCGAAATGTTTAAAAGTTCTTCTAATTTCTTAGTCATATTTTTACTTATCGTTTTAAGGCGCCTTGATGGAAAATATCAGTTTCGTTTAAAACCCGAAATTTAAGCCCTTTTGATTGTGCCCATTGTGTTGCTACTTGCCATTTGGCCATATTCTTAATATATTGAGCTTGGTTATAAGGGTTCTTTCCTA